GCTCTTTTCCAAAGATATTAGAAGCGGCTTCCAGTTTCTCCTGGTCGGAAAGGCCAGAAAAGGCTTTGTTCAGGTTCTTTAAGACATCCGGCATGGATTTGAGCGTTCCGTTGTCGTTAAAGATGGAATAGGTCTGCCCCGTGGATAATTTCAGCTGGTCCATGGCGGCAGCTCCTGACTTGGCAGGAGAGGCGAGCCGGGCAAGACCAGTCTTTAAGGCGTTTGCACCTTCTGATCCTGAGATACCGGCGTTTCCAAACACGTCTGTGATGGTCGCTAAGTCTTTTACATCCCAGCCGACGGTCTTACAGATTGGGCCAGCGACAGAGATTGCCTGAAACAGCTCGGACGTATTGGTGTTTGCTTGCGCCTGAGCTTTTGCCAAAATGTCTGAGTAAGAGGCGGCCTCGGAAGAGTTCGCACCAAACATCTTCATGGCATTTCCAAGGCCTGACGTCACTTCAGAAAGATCAGTACCAGTGCCTGCGGCAAGGTTCATGGCAGGAGTCAGCATGTCGGTCGCCTGTTTAGCCGTGAAGCCCTGACGGGCAAAATTCAGTGTCGCGTCTGCAGCGTCCTGCATCCCAAAGACAGAAGCCTTGGCGGACTCGCCGATCTGGTTCCACAGTCCCTTAAAATCTTCTGCAGAGTTTGCTGTACTTCCCATTGTCTGCTTGACCAGGTTAAACTGCTTGTCGACATTACCGTAGGAGTTGACCGCAGCAGTCGCACCGGCGACGACAGGCGCGGTGAAGCCGACCGTCATCTTTTCACCGGCATCAGACATCTTCTCACCGACAGACTTTACCTTTTCACCAGCGGCGGCAATCCTCTGTGAAGAGACGGACCCGAAGCTCTTGGACTCTTTTTCCAGGCTCTTAAGTTTAGACTCTGTCTCGGCAATCTCACGCTGGAGGGCGTCATACTTGTCTTTACCGAGACTTCCGTTTTCCATCTGCTGCTTGGCCTGGACCTGGGCATTCTTTAATCCTTCGAGCTTCTCTTTCGTCGCCTCGATGGATGATTTCAGCAGCTTCTGCTTCTGGGTAAGGAGCGTGGTGTTCTTCGGGTCAAGCTTCAGGAGCTTGTTTACATCCTTGAGGGAGGACTGCGTGCTGCGGATCGTGCTGTTCACGGATTTCAGCGCTTTTTCAAGACCAGTGGTATCACCTCCGATCTCTACGGTTATTCCCTTAATTCTGCTTGGCATATCCTCACCTCCTAAAACCGGTCAAAATCTTCCTGCGTCGCAAGTCTTTTGTACTTCACACCGTCGTTTGCTTTCTCCGTCCAGATGTCTAAGACAAGGCCGATGGAAAGCAGATCCAGGTCTCGGATGGAGATTCCAATTTCTGTGCAGCGCAGAAGAAAAAGCGGGGTGGTCATTTCCCGCTCACTTCTGCGAAGCCTTTTTTTGCCTGCACATCTGTCACAAGGTTGCTTCCCCAAAGATCTAAGATCTCCGGAAGCACCTGATAGATCGAGAACATCTCGAACTGGTCCAGCCATTCATCGATGGTCTTTGGAATTGTCGGATCCGCATGATAAGCCATGATGTAGGCGACGTTTTCAAAAATCTCAAGGTCGTCAATCTCAAGATCTTCAGAATCCCGTGCCCTGTTTCGGTAGGATTTCTCCAGCTTCGCAAGGTCCTTAAAAATGTCCCTTTTAAACTTGATCCTGTAGATACGAGGAATTGCAGCAGACGAGCGGAACGTGACCGGTTTTCCGCTGATCTCGATTGTCTTTTCAAGCATATCCAGCCTCCTTTACTTTCCACTTGTCGATGTCGATGACGAAGCTGCAGATGTGGATGCAGCCGTTTCCGTCGGCAGGTAGACGGCCTTGTACCAGTTGTCGTATGCAGCCGCATCCGTAGTGTCTCCTGATCTTGCCTTAACCAGTCCATCAGAGCGTGGATCTGCGGTGATGGAAAGCTTCTCTGTGCCAGGCTCGATGGTGTCTTCCTTGGTTTCCGACTCAAGAGACGGTCTTGATGCCGTGCAGTAATAGAGCACGTGACGGATAGAACGGATGTCTCCGTCAAACTCAAAGAGCAGCGCGAACTTCACCGTGTCACTAAGGCCGCTCTTTTCTACCAGCACGCCTTTATCATCCAGCACTTCCTGCAGAATGTCCGTCCGGAACCACTCCGGAATCAAAGCGATCTCAAGATCACCGGAGTATCCGTTGTTTGTGACGGAGCGGAAGTAGACGATGCCGTCTGCGTAGAAGGCTTTTGTTTCACCTTCCGCATCAAGGCTGATCGATACGGCGCCTGGAATCGGCTTTGGCGTATCATAGGTGAAGGTGGTGACGCCGTCCTTCACGGTCTCCGTCAGCTTCGCCGCGTAGACGTTTTTCAGATTGTATTTGACTTTGTTTCCCATAGGGCTTGATCCTCCATTTCAAAAATGTAGAGCACCTCGTAAAGCTGCTCGGTTTCAATCCAGACTTCAGACTTGCTGTAAAAGATCCCCGCATTGTCTAATGCGTCCTCGACTTTCTTTTCCGCAGCCGGGTCTTTTCGGTCTGTGTAAAGCTCAAGGTGAACTTCGCTGACCTTTAAATAAGCCTTTCCATCTGCAGAGAAGTGATCGCTCTGTGCATTAAGCCAGCAGAGAAACGGCGGATCCGGGGAGTCTCCTTCGGCAAAGTGATCATAGGCAAAGGGAATTCCGATTTGTTCTAACAACGAGGTAATGATGCTCATTTTTTAATTCCCTTTCTGATCATACGTTCTAGCTGTTTTTCACCTCGCTCTTCAGCTGGAGCGATATGGGGCTGCGCAGCGACTCTTCCTCCGCCTCGCTTGGCGTGCCCATGCTCTAATAGATGCGCGATCTGATAGCGGTTCCGCGAATAAACGGTGACCTGAAGTGAATCTGCTGTTTCTTTCATCGTCTTTACAGACCAGCTTTTCGCGTAGGCACCGGTTCTTCTTGGAGCAGAAGAAGAGATATCCTTTCGAATTGCTTTTCCGGTTTTCTTAACGGCATCCTTTACGGATTCCGAGGTGGACTGCGCGTATTCCTTTAGCTCCCGGTTGATTGCATCCGCAAGGCCATCAACAGTAACTTTCTGGCTCATGACGCATTCCTCCTGCAGTGAAGCTTGATCGCTTTCTTCTTGTAATTCATGTGGTCTATTCCTTCGATGCTGTAGACAGCATCCCGGAAAACGACCCGGTATCCTTTAGAGCTAAGCACTGCCGTTTCCTTGCACCAGCGGACCGTAAAGTCGATCATGCTTTCATCCCAGGTGGCTCCTGCTGCAGTTTCTTCTTTTGGTGATTCGTAGCTGACTGTTGCGTAGCAGGAAAAGTAGTTGATCCATGTACTGAGGCGGTTTCCAATAGCGTCAGAAGAAACTTCTGATTTCTGAATCATGATCCGCTCATTCAGAAGTGCGATGTTCATTAAAATTCCGCCTTTCTATCTCCAAACAGGAGACTTCTCAGCGTGATCGTAAGAGCGTGATGATCGGCTTCCTCACGATGTTCATAAAGATAGGCCGCTGCGTACATCACAGCGACCTTTGTGTTTTCCTGACTTGGAAGTTCCTTGGCTCTTAAAATGTCAGCGCAAAGCTTCTCTGAAGATCCGATGATGTTTTTGATCAGATCGTCATCTGCATCATCGTCTACACGGAGATAATTCTTCATCTCGTCAACGGTTACAATCACGCGAATCCCTCCTTACCGTTACGCGCTCTTGACGCCAAGGGTCTGTACGGCCTCCGGGAGCACCAGCTTTCCGTCAACACGCTCTTTGGCTACGTAGCCAATCATGCCGTTTCCGGCGAACAGCTCGCGGAGTTCCTGCATGGACCGGGTTCCGCGGTCTCCAATGTTGTAGTAGGAGAAGTCACCAAATGCAATGGCAGATTTTCCAGCTTCCAGTCCCGGACAGTAAGCGGAGGTAAGAACAGAGTATCCGCAGAGTCTGTCCGGTTCTCCTGCCTGGTAAGACGGCTGCCAGATGTAGGCGCCGTTTGTATCCTTGAGCTTCCGCAGTGATGCAAGGGTAGAGTCGTTTAAGATGAAACGGGCGTTCTTTCTGTACGGACGCTTCAGCGAATAGATCAGCGTCAAGATATCATCGGTTGAAATTTTTACATTGTCGAGCGTTACGGCCTTTTCGCCACCTCCAGTTGCTGCGAAAATACCAAGCGGTTTTCCGGTACCGTCACCGTTCAGAAAGGCGTCTTCTTCTGCGTTTCCGATAGCTTTTCCAAACTGGTCGATGATGTAACCTTCCAGATTGAATGCATTGTCGTAGAGCAGTTCCTCGGTGACTTTGATTGCTACATGGAGCTTATGCGCGTCCAGCACGATCTGATCGAAAGTGGCGTCTCCAAAAGTCAGTGCTCCGCCTTCCTCAATCCATGCAGCAGCTGGTTTCGTCCCTGCGATGTTAATCTTATGCTCTCCGGAAGTGGTGATGGTGGTGGCAAGACCCCGGAAGATGTTCTCTTCCTCCAGCTTATCGATCAGGCGGCTGTCCCATTCCTCTGGAACAAGGTAACCGCCGTTGGCGTCGTTTCCTTCTTCAAGCACATCACTGATCTGATGAAATCCAGTGCGCATCGCAGAAAGCATTGCTTTTGCATAAGCTTTAGAAGCACGGCCTTTCTTTATCGGTTCGTCCTTCATGCCATCTCCTGGTTTTCCGGTGAGGGGAGAAGCAGTCGGTTTTCCCATCTGCTCTTCGATCACTGCCTGACGGTTCAGGCGCTCGATTTCTTTCGTGTAATCGGTGATTTCCTTTTCCATGCGGTCGTAAGTTTCACCGTCCTCAGAGGAGAGAAGCCCGTCTGCATTTCTGTGTGCGTCAAGGAACGCTTTCGCAGTCTCCCAGGCTGTTGCTCTTTTCGTAATCAATTCCTGAATATTCATGTGTGTCCTCCTTCTACATAAACTGTTTCATCAGATCGAGCCTCTTTTCGAGATCATCGATTCGGTATTTCTGCATGGTGATTGGATTGCTTGATGGATTGGTGCGTTTTGCATAATCACAAAGTTTTTTATTCATTGCAGCAGCTACCTGGTAGCGGGAGAAAAGCATACCGGAAGGTAGATTCTCATTTTGCTTTGAATTGTTCTCTAACTCAGGTTCCGTTTCGGTATGGTAGAGCTCGTCTCGGCTGGTCACACCATTTGCGAAATGAAGCTCGACCGCTTTTCCAGCGTCCATCCAGGTCTCCTCATCCATCAGCTTTGAAAGTTTGTTTCTGGAAAGGCCAGTTTTTTCTTGATAGGCATTGATGATGGACGCTTTCACTTCAGAAAGCATTTCAATTGCTTTCTGCATCTCTGCCGTATCACCCATCGCAATAGTCGAAGGGTTATGGATCATGATCATTGAAACAGGGGAGACGAGCACTTCATCGCCAGCCATCGCAATGACCGATGCTGCCGATGCAGCAAGCCCGTCAATTTTTACGGTGATCTTTCCTTTGTAGTCACGGAGCATGTTGTAGATCTGTGCTGCCGCAAAGCAGTCACCTCCGGGGCTGTTGATCCAGACCGTGATGTCGCCAGCTCCAGAATTAAGGTCAGAACGAAAAAGAGCCGGGGTGACATCATCATCAAACCAGCTCTCTTCAGCGATTGTACCGTTTAGAAACAGCGTCCTTGATTCAGTTACTTCGTCTGGATTTTCCAGAGCGGGTGTTTTGTTTCTTATCCATTTCCAGAACTTCTTCTGTGGATTCATCCGAGTCCTCCTTATGTTCATTATTCGTATAAGCTGATCCTGCATCTTTCAGTTTCACAACGTTGCCGTTTAAAATGTGCAGGTTGCCGCCTTCCTCGTCGGAAAGCAGATCCATGTTTTCAAGCTCCCGGACATCGTTGATGGAGTAGATGCCGTTTTGGATACCAGTCGCATATCCGCTCATCCTGCTTTGGTAGTCACCACGGAGGAGGCCATCTACGTTAAAGCGGATGAAGTAGTTGTCCTTTTCCTGCGGTAGAAGCAGGGATCTTTGCATAGACTGTTCCCAGCGGGAAAGCCACGGCTCTAAGGTGTAGGTCACAAATTCCAGTGACTGCTCCTCAATGTTGGAAAACGTCGCATGCTCCAGGTCACCAATGAGATGGGGAGGAATCCGAAAGATTCTCGCGATCTCATCGAGCTGGAATTTACGCGTTTCCAAGAACTGCGCCTGCTCCGGTGAAATGGAGATTGGCGTATACGTCATACCTTCTTCAAGAATCGCTACCTTGTTTGCCTTGTGGCTTCCTCCAAAGCCTGCTTCCCAGGAAGAACGGATCTTTTCCGGGTCCTTCACGGTTCCTGGCATGGAAAGCACGCCAGATGGATTTGCGCCGTTCTTAAAGAAGGACGCACCGTATTCTTCGGTTGCCATTGCCATGCCAATGGAGTTTTTCGCCATCGCAATCGGGGAGTAGCCGACAAGGCCGTCAAATCCAAGTCCAGGTACATGCAGCA